CCGTTATCGATTCCTAGACACTCATTGTTGTTGACTGCCTTATTAGTGTACTTTCTGATATCACACTATGCTTTCCCAGTGTTCAAACTCGTGTATGGTTACATCACTGTTTTTCATCATGGTGCATAAGCTTTGTAGATTTCCTAACACCTCTTCTTCAGGCATCTGGTACTTTATACTTGCTGCTGTGACACTAGACGTTACGTCATACCACTGCCGCAACTCTAAGCCGTACCCTTTATGTTCATTCACGTCTTCAGTACACTTCATGGATCCTAACATACTCAAATAGCTCATGTTCCTCGCGTCCACGTTTGCCCCGGTAGCCTCAGATACACCATTTGTCACTTCATATCTTCTTTTGAGCCGCACGAAGTCAGGGCCCAGCTCTAGCCTGCCGTCTCTATCAAAGTACACTATCATGCTGCAGAACGTGCCCACCTTATCACTCACTCTAGCTTTTGATTGCATGTTATACTTATCCTCTATTTCCCTTCTTAAAGTTGAGATGTTTGGTTTCCCTTTTGATGCAGCCATGTTGTCGTCTCCTAATATTGTCATCAGCCTTATTCGTTCCTTATTTCTTAAGGTGAATCCAGCATGCGCTGCCATGTTGACTATTGCGTTGCCGAGTGCTGTGGTTGCTTGACCCGTTAGTCTCATGCCGTCTAGCGTCCCTCTGATGTGTTTGCCTTTATACTTCCAGTGGTTGTGACACTGTCTCCAGCTAGACAAAAAGTTGTCTTGGCCCCCTAACATGGCATACACTTCGAACTCGATGTCTATAAGGTGATGGTCTGTCTGTCTATCTTGTTTGGTCATGTCGTTCTCAAAAATGTGATTAGCGTCTGTCACATTTCTAAATCTTGAGGCCAATTCTTGCGGGGTCAGCCCATCTGTGTAAATCACTTCTGGTCGTAATATCGCGTGCAACCGTTGTTTTAGCACCTTGAACCCACCAGCGTACATTGCACACAAGCCCTTCATTTGCCAGACTATCATTCTTCCTTGTGTTTGTTCAGGCAAGTCTGCTATGGAGTCCTTTAAGAGGCTTTCTAACTTCACGTGCACGTTGACAGCATTTATAGGGTTCACTTCGAAGCCTTCACTCAATATCTTGTCGACCTCGCTCGCTATCCTTCCCGCGTCTGGTCTTGCTTGTAACCACTCTTTAATGTCTTGCCAGTTAAACGTCACTGGGTTGACTTTACTTTGGTTTGATACTTCTCTCCATCCTGGCACAAAATAGGCTGCAGCCATCTTGCACAACTCCACCTTCCTGGAAGTCGGAAACTTCCTCACGATCGTGACTGACCCTAATCTTCCCGCGAAATTATTTATCTCAGAGAAACTCTTCTTGTGAAACACTGGTCTACTATACATCGGGTATTGTGTCATCGTCGCTTTTTGGGTCTTTCTGAGTTTGAAGTTCGTTTCTATTAGCTTGATTGTCATGCCAGTCCTGGGCCCGTATATCGTGTTGTGGTGTTCCATACTGTTACTATCCCAGAAGTCAATACTCTCGCAATTGATTTCTTCTATCGTATGGTACAATCCGTCCAAAACGTGGCTCAGCTGACCGAGATGCTCTGTGTGCTCAACTAATGGTTTATCAAACTTGTACGCCCTGGACTCGGCGCTATCATATGTCCCTGGTTTCAGGTCTACTATACTCATCTCGCTCAGTACTTCTATGTGTTTGGAGACGTGTTCAAGCTGATTTTGATCGACCTCCTCCTGCTTGACGTTGCTGAGTGTTGCTAGTTCCGGCCCTAATGATTGACCAATCACTTCTCCTTTTGTTTTGAGTCTTTCACCGACTACGTCTGCCCAGAGTCCATCCGACCCTACGAGAGATAAGTCATCCTTTGGGACGCCGGCCCCATAACTTGCAGTGATTATTATCAACTCGCTCGGCCCGAATAGACTTGCTCCTTGATGTCGTGCTATTGGGTTTATCCACAGGGCACCTTTTGTGATCAATGACAGACCCTCGTCTGTGATGATGGTTTCCGGACTTTGTGAGACTATGATATTTTCCTCATCCTCCGTCAATATCAGTGACGCGGCGCTCAGCGTCAAAGTTTCTGCCAGTGATATCGACAGGTGTTGGCCCTTGAATTCCGCAGTGCTGATCAGCCCATCTTTCGGCCATGGCATGGTGTCATGTTTCCACTTCCAGGAGTTTCCTGCTTTGATCAAATAATACTTTAACTCGGCGTTTATTTCCCGGATCAACTCGATCTCCCATCCAGCGTCATCCTCACTAAATTCCAGCGTTAATTCTATCTCCCCCGGGGATATCTCAACTAGTGTGGCATCATCATTGCTGACTCGCTGTTCTATGACTCTTTCCAATATGGATAGTGTCAGCGGTGTTGCATTCTCGCAGGATACAATGCAGTGAAACTTCCCATAAAAGTAGACCCCTCTACATGGGTCGTCTGTTCCTAAACCTAATATCATCTCTTCACTTACACTGGGCCTGTTAGGTATCCAAATTATGCTATCTGCAGCACTGTGTTTCCGAAATAATGGCCTGAGGTCCCTTCCATGATGTGGTCTGTTGTCGTAATGTGATACCACCATTTGGGTTGCGGTTTGAGACGCTATTGGGACGTGGCCTCTGATTAAGTTGAACCGTTGTGCTTCTATTAAACTCTCCTCGTTTAGGGCGGATACTGACTCTTCTTTTGTTGACACCTCTCTTCTTCCTTTCACTTGGATCCCAGGTATGACCATCCTAGTATTAATAACTCCTCCTAAGTATGCCAGGTTCTCGTAATCTCCCACTAGTATTTGATCTTTGTCGTCTTGGATGCAAAGCCCAGCGACTAAACCTCCGCTAGTTATGGCCAGGTAGACCCTCCCTGGTTGGAGCTTGTTGCCGGGCACGCAAATCCCATTGTCGACTCTGTGCCCTCTCAATGTCAGGTTTAGGTGATTCGGCGTGGTTACAGTCTTCACATAATGTTTACTATTCACCTTCGCTTCCCAGTCTTTGTAGTCTATTTTGTTCTCTGATAGAAACCTCCGGCTGCTTTCATAGTTGATCAGCCCGTAAATCACGGAAGATGAGATATTGAGGTTTTCCAGAACTGTGTTGCTTAATGACAGAAATCTCTCTGGGTCGTGTGACAGCCGTTCCACTCTACGTCCGCCTTCGGTCGAAACTCTTAGCGTTAGGACATGACTTTTGACGGTTTCTGGAACCACACGTGTTATACCCATGTGCCTCTCTATTGAGTAACCAGTGCATTTACAATGCCTTCTCTTCCCATCTGGTGACGTTGTCACTGTCAGGCCGATACAGCTTGAGCTCAGCTCTGGCGTGTAGCCGTATCCTCTTCCGTCTACTTTAATGAGGACCTGCACGTTGCAGATTTCTGCTATTAAGAATACCGTGTTTAGAGGCGACCATGTCGCCACTCCTATCAGATTGAAATATGATATTAAGTGAGACTTGATCTGACCGGACTCCATGTGATACAAGAAACTCTTAACCACACATTCTCCAACGGTGGTTGGGTCATAAAGGTCTACACCAGTGCTCAGGGTTAGTTCCACCAACCCCGTACCCAACTCTTGCCTGGCGATGGCTCCGTTCGTCCAGCTTAGGCCAGTCGACGTCTGAAAGTATATTGGTCTGAACCGCAACCCCTGTATGTCTAAATCTTTAAGAGATAACCCTTTTTCGTTGTCTGACACGAACACCGTTCTGGGTTGATCTTCTTCTTCACTGGTGTACTCGTCATCAGACATGACTGATCTCACTGACCCAGAGTCGTGACTCATGGACCCTTCCTCCTGTCTTATCTCCTCTTGTAATTCTGTTATTTTTGTTTCTGTCGCGAACTCGTCTTCTGCATCGAAAAATTTGTCCGATTCGCTGATCTCGTCGCTACCTAAGACTATCACTCCGGTATCTATTAATCCCGCCAGTGCCTCCATCATCTTGGCTCGCTTGCATTTGGACCTTATATTTGCAAAGATCACACTTGATAGTATTTGATCTATCCGTGGGGTAACGTTGATAACTGTCTCAAATACGAATCTACCGAATTTCTTCGGATCGTTTGTGTCGCACACGTCTCCTATTCCTAATCTCCTGTACGCCAGGCCCCACTGCTTCTGGTCTGGCAGGTATGGCTTGAATATGGTGTAAGCCCCTATGCATGCCATACCGTGTGCTGTTCCTGAACCTCCGTGCACTACTGCTATGTGTACCAGGTTTCTCAGCTCCGTAAAAGGAAAACTCTTTACAACTAAAAGATTTTTTGATACCACCCCTTGGCGCATGACAAGCCCTCTACGCAATTGGAGACGGTCATCGCTCATGTTGTCTATCAACTTTGCGGCCCAGTTCAACAAGATTAAGACTCGGCAACCTGCTTCCAGCAGGCTGTTCGCGCTTTCCAATAGAAATTCAACTACATTTGGGTCCGTCATGCTACCAAATGTTAACACGGCGTTTGTTCTTCCAGCTGGAAGGACTTCTAACCAACTTATAGTGCTTGCGTCTGGCTCTGACCCAGAGTTGTTTATGTGTGGGTACCCTATTGTTCTCACGCAGTCGTGCCAATCTGGGGCTCTTGGCAACAAGTCGTCGCAGCACATTAACAAATCGATCGCGTCGCTCGAGGTAACTGAGTTTGTTGACCGAGGTGCTAAGTGTAATGTGTTCACTCGCCACTCGTTTACGTATGGTTCTTCCACGCTGAACACTCCTGCGTTGAACATCCTGTAAGACGTCAAGTTTAGAGCGTGGTTAGTGGACGGCTCTTCCCATTTCTGAAATTGCCAATGTTTCGTCTCTGTCCATGGAAATGGGGACACCCTTATGTACGGAACGTTCAACCACTCGGCCACATCTCTACCATACCCTGGGTAAGCCGCTTCCATTATCACGCCTGCCTCCTTACAAATCAGAGCGATGGAAGTCAACCACTTAGGTATATACGAATGCATAAGGTCTTTCCCTGCTTTAATGGCACCCAAGGGGTCGGACGGGAGTTTTATCGCGTTCAATATCATCTTTCCAGGGTCGCCACCTATGCCTTTGAAGGGCACTTTGTATGCTCCGCACAACAAACCATGTGTGTAATGTGTCACCATCATCACCTTAAGACCTTCGTCTAACATCTCTCTTGCATACCTTAAACACGGTTCAACGTCCCCTCTAGATCCTATGACTATCCAATAGATTGGTTTCAGACTAGTTTTGTCGCTCTCCCCCTCACGTGGCAAGCACCTCCAAACCCGCTTCTGCTCGGAAGGTCTCACTCTGTCTTCCCACTTACAGGACCCTGTTTCCTTCCCTAGAGATGTGTCTTGCGGCGGGATCATATTCTTCAATATTGGTGCTATTTTCTTCACTGTTTCACCAGCTGAATGCATCACGTTTGAATTCCATTCAGCTAGTTGATTGCTCACGTAATCAAAGGCAGTCAGGACCGGCCCACGGAAGTTCCAGAGCTCACTTTCTTCTTCGTGACATGCCTGCGTCACTTGACCTTCTGCGTGATAGATCACTAGCTTTTGGTGATTGTCCACTCTCTCTATCTTACACTTCCGGCACACTTTCTGAAAGTGTGACAACACTGCCTGAGCTGTCGGCATGTCTTTGCACGCTTTAATCAAGCTGTCGTACAACTGCTGCGTGGCCACTGGCACGTTAACTGCACTCATTAAAGAGCTGTACGTGGCCAGGACGGTATCTTTCAACTTTGCGAGAGTTCTCTCAATCATTTGTTGACCTTTGACTGTTTCTCCGCTCTTCAGAGAACACCATTTTAACATGGTGTCCATACCTTCACCTATCTTCTTTCCTTCGTAGTACGCACACACTGCTGTGTTCAATGCAACGTCTTGGTCTATTTTGTACTGCTGCCATGTCCCTCTGTCAGAATAGTATGTGGCGTTCAGTAACGTTCTGGCATACTGTATAATGTCATCGTATGTCGTTTCCTCTCTCAAGGCTTTGAGTGATAGCGATCTGAACATTTTCTCGTCCACTACTAGTTCTACTGTGCTGACCAGTTCTTCAGTTTCCAGTGCGGATACCAGATTCTCTGCAAACATTGGTAACCTGTAGGTTAGTAGTTTGTTCGACATATAGATATCTTGGTTGCAACAATAGCTGGTGAAGCTCGATCCGGGTGTTGCTTTTACCATATATATCTCGTACACGTTGTGCCCCAGTATGCATGTGCTTTTCTGGGCCCAAACGGTGTATGTGTCGCCTTTAACCTCTCTATTTTTGCACTGTCCACAACTCAACCAATCAAACAGTTCTCTGTTAATCTCTGTTGGATATGTGGCATCATCATAAAAGAACTCATAATTCCCTTCTCCTGGTCTGCGACTCATCAAGTCACTAGCTCCACCTCGTAAGCTTGTGGCCTTTGGGAAGTTCGGGCTGCTTATGAGAGCTGAGTGCCTCAAGTAACATATGTCCGGCGCCCAGCAGATCGTCTTCTCTGCTGCACAATCAACTATAAGAGACAGGAGTGTCCCCAGGGTGTTCTTCAAACCCCCAGGTCCGATCCATAGTTGATCTCTTTTTCCAACCTCTAATTCTTTGCTGGCCTCGTTCACAAACCATGGCCCTACCCCTTTGCTATCTGTCTGCAGCCTGTGTAGTTCTGACAATCTTTTCCGCGTTGCTATCACCTTCTCCTGCTTCGCGTCATGATCGTCTAGCATGTACGCATCCCAGTGGTCTATCATGTGTCCTAACTTGTTCAGGCCGCTGCGAGCATAGTTAATATTACCAAGATATCTTTCGTTTGTCTTACTGATCGTGGTCGGCCAAGCTGTGCAGTTGGTCATCGTATTTGTCACGACTAGGCTCGGCCAGTCGGTTACGTACAGTTGCGTTGCATCTTTGTTAGCTTTCCTGCATAGTACAGCTGTCACGATTGTGTCTACTAGGTTGTCAAATCCATCATCTAGATTCACTGAGCCATGGCGATTCACTATCGCGTTTGGTAAACTAGCCCCGATATCTCTCCTATATTTGTCTATCTGATTTTTAGTCGCGAAGATCCTCATTTTGTGCTCTCTGAGCTGTTTCAATATGATTGCATTCTTCTTTTTATTTATAGCTTTTATAACAGCTGTGTTCCTCTCTACGTGCACATCTGGTGGGATCATTAGACCTTCTATCTCTTTAATGTCGACTATTCCCCCTATTGTCAGTGGCGCTTTGTTAATCTCGGGACAGTGTCTAAGAATTATTTCTTCCAGCTTCTCACCGGCGCAATGTAGAGTCTTGCCGAACTGCCAGCTTGCTCTTTGTCTGTCTATGTCCAACATGTGATTTACGAACGTGGCCAACTCTCTCACCACCCAGTACTTGTCTGACACTGGGATTTTCTTAGTGTCCACGCTCCACACGACTGGTGGGCTGTACTCCATTAGGGCCAGACACGGGTAAGACCCCAACAACACCATCACCGGACAAAATCGGCCGTCCACGCTTCCTGTAATCCTTTTGGGTGAAGCCACCACATTCCCAAATATTTCTCTTGCTTTGTCGTAATTTATTTTAAGGTGTGCCTCGTTGAACTGATCATATTGATTGCACCATGCCCAAGTCGTGTGTTCACCGACGATACTTTTCTCGATTAAATCTGTGATAGAGTTCTTGCCCGCGTTCAGTCTGTCCATGAACATGCCATATTCAAAAGATCTGTCATCAAAGTTAACGCCTGGGATGGGTGACCAGGTACAATTGTGGTCGTCTATTAGCAGCCTGTTTTCCACGTCTCTGGCTCCAAACCAAGATAGTATGCATGTCACTATTGGTATGAAAGCTTGGTCTTCATCATAATAAATCGTTCTGAACCACCATTGTTTATACATGGAGGTCACGTATAAAATCGGTTCATTGTTGACAGAGAACAGTAGGTCTGAACAATACGTGCAACCTCCCGTTCTGGTTATGTTCAATTCAGTGTGAGCGGGTCCGTCCAAAGTCATGGTAGGACTCGCACTCGTTAAGCCGGATACTATGTGGCTCAAAATCCTCAATCTCGTTAGGCTCCTGCCTGTCATTATCACCTTAGTTGTCGCACAGTGACTCACATTCACTTTCGGACTGTCATCCGGCCATGAACTCGAACACACACATAGCTCGGAGCACTGTTTGATAGACTTGCACGCCGTTTCCGCTGCTTGTGTCACGCTCGTTGTGACCCCTTTCGTTATGCCAGCCAGTAAGGATCCTGGCTTTGCGTTGTCTGCTGGTCCAGGTCCCAAAAGCAAGGCTGGTGTGCCAGAGGATAGATCTATGTTGGTTCTCGAGTATCTTACGCCGGTGACTTCCGATATCACTGACTCTATCTTCCCGTACAGTAGATTGTTCATTCCCAGGGGCAAGTTCGTTATCACGCGATATAATGCTCTTTTGTGGTCAAATTCCACTTCTATTGGAACGCCGAAGTGCGTGCCGCGCACCCTATTGTAGTGGTCAGCCCAAACGTTTTCCACTATGGTCAGACCGCTCTGATTCAACCTTGCATCCGCCATCTCTCTTATTGAAGAAAAATCTTTAAGTGTTGACTGCAGAACCGAGGCTCTAGTGGTGTCCTCTACATCCGTTATTCTTTTCGTGTCTTTAAACCACCAGTTTGTCAACAGACTTTTGGCGTATGTGAAAATTATACCGGGATTGCTAATCATTGATTTGCTTGCCCGCTCAAAAGTGTCGGTGTCAGACGGTTCTCCAATCTGTGTAATGACCACCCCCCCAACATATCCTCCTATGATGCGGGTGTATAAAGGGTCAGCGTCATCGAAACAGTCGACGCTCACCCATATCAACATCTTTTTTGCTCGAGTGGCAGCTGAAACATTATATTCTTTGTTGTATATTAAACTGTGTGCGGTTCTAGTTGGGGAATATTGAATGAACATGACCACGTTGGCTTCCTTACCTTGGTATGAGTGGGTTGTTTCCACTGGAACGTTCATGAGTATCATGTCCTCCAGCGCTGTCTTCACTGTTTGATAATGCGTTAATATCACGTCTACATCATATGTGTTTAATAACTTAACTATGGTGTCTTTGTTGTTCCATTCTGCTGTGTGTAACCTCACTGCAGTGTCGTGTGGTGCTTGTGTTTGTAGATCTGAAATTACGTGTTGCAGTTGTGTTGCCAGTGTCTTCCCTATCCTATAAGTCGTTGTTCTGCGCTCGCTAATGTTTGCCAGTTCCATAATTGACCTCCATTCTCGCTTCCCTGCTGTTTTCCTCATATCCACTACTCCTATTTGACTTACGTCCCCATACAACTTCACGTGCTTGATGTCGTCGGTCAAACACCATAGGATTGTTAACCATGTAATCATCGTTGCCTCGTCAACAACCAGTTTGATTGTGTGCACCTTCTCGATATATGCTTGCTCTAAGGTAAGCACTTTAGCCCCACTCTTCTCCGCGTCTAGTAACCTGTCCCTGGCTGACTTTGTCATAGTGATGATTGTGGTCTTATCATCTGCGCTCGCCAGTATTTCAGTGGATTTTCCAGATCCGGGGACGCCATAGACGGCAACAGCGTTCTTCATCTGTCGCGTGATTGTCTCCTCACTAACGTTACTCGTCAGGCATGCATGAAGCATTCTCATCTGGCTAGAGTATGAAGACTTTGGAATCCTACACTGCAAGCTAACTTCCGTTGCTAACTTTGTGTCACTCCTTATACACATGGATTTTCCTATTTTTACTAGGTGCAATCTGTGCCTCATCCCTTTCTTTGTCGTTACTTGCACCATGTCCAGGGACTTCATGTTCACCGGTAACCCTTCTATGACGCAATGACCTGACTGCGTTTGCCTTAGCTTTATGGTGTAGACTCTGTCTTTGAACTTTCCTGCCATGTCGATCAAGCCACGACATGCCAAATCAATGTCTATCATGTCTTTTACGCATTCGTCGACGGTACTTTTAATGGCCTTTTCCACATTAAATTCGTCCGCCAGGGACATGTCTAAGTATTCGTCAAACACTAACGCTGACTTGTCTCTTGGCGTACAGTCGGCCAGTAGCGATAGCTGTGGCACTGCCACGTTTGGTATCGGTATAGACAGCAATCCGTTCCTGATGTCGTCAGTGAATTCGAAGTTATTACAGAGGTATGTTGTGGACCCTCTCTGCACTACTCTTGGTATGAAATTTTCACCACTGATCAATATCTTTTCTAAGCTTAATTCTCCGCACATCATCAATTCCACGGAAAGCCGCAGCAGTATTGGGGTGTGCATCCACCTGTCAGGGCTGAACTTGTAGCCCTTTGAACCGTACTCTTCCGCTCTATCTATGTTACGGCCCCTATTATCAAATACTGGGTATAGATTGTACTTATCGGTCATCCTTCCTGCTGCAGAGTACCAATGATCAAAATTTTTTCCTAGAACTCTGCTGTGCACTATCACACCATACTCATCGGACCACGGGTCATTTTTACCGATATTGCACTTTTGACCCGCTATCACGACAACATTTCCCTTTATTGCGCTGCACGTCCTAAGAATGTCTACAGTGCTGAGGTCACCGTCTAGCCCACTGATAGTCATTAGAGTGACTATACTGGTTCCAGGGCACACCGAATCTATAATGGCTTGTAGCCCACACAGTCTAGTTGTCGTCGCCGTGACCGCGTCGGGTTTGATCACTGTCGGCTCTATCCAATCCGCAGGCACGTAGGTGTCACCCTGGTTTACCATGGGCAACATGACTGAGTATGTCAGCTTTTGATTTCCGTGCCATTCAGCTGAGGTCGTAGCGTTTACTGTTGGCCAACCCTTCTCGAGCACCTCAACATATCTCTCTGACGTACAAAAGGCCAGTCGCATGCGCAGATTGCGCATCTGCATCAATTTCTCACGTATCTCTTCCTCGCTCTCCGGTCTCTTCCCGTACTGGCTTTCTGGCTTAGGACCTTCTTCTGTGTACAGTTTTTGGCCTGATCTTAATTTGTATCTCTTGGAGCTGCCTAAGCCAAAAGCTTCTGGTTTCCCTTTTTCTTCGCTCGTACCTTCGGGGATCTCTTGCTCTTTACCTTTTTCATTACTTTTCTCTTGGTCAACCATTTGTATGTTCAGCACTCTGTCGAACCACGTCATCCGGTTCGCGGCGGCGTCTCTACCTCTGGTTCTCCCTCTCGGGCCTTGCTCTGTGCGTTCTCGCACGAATTTGCCTTTAGTCACGTACCTTCTTGCCTTTGGTGCTTTGACAAGTTTATCTCCCACGTGCTCGATTTCAGCTAATGAGCACTCCAGCTCGAGCGGGTTAATGATTGACCGCTCTCCACTGCATGGTGGGCACAACGTTCCGCAGTGCTCTTTCATGCAACACGAGCATTGTCTCTTCTCGTGGTCACATCCACCATGACAGGTGTGTGGCAACTCAGAGCAGACGTGATCACATTGATGTCTACACCCAGCTTCTACGTCGCAACACGCGCACCTCCGATTTTTGGTGGCGTTTACTAGGTTGCAACATTTACACATGCTCTCACTGTCAGCCAACACAGGGTGGTTGCAAGAACTCTTGTGATGATTACAAACATTGAAATTTCCAATTTCTGTCTTCCTGTCTGCCCAGGAATAGTTCACGATTCTGCTGTGAAACTGTGGCCCTGAGAGCATCGATTCTAAGGAATCCCATACTTTACTCGTAGCCCATGTGTTGATTTGCATAGCTGTGTGGCTGTCTATTGTGGATAGTGCCTCCTTCACTTGGAACTGGTTGCCCAACCCTCCGAGGCACTTCACTATTCCGCTCAGTAACCACTCGCCTCCCATGATGCCTAATTTCTTTAGGATTGACACAGGAGCATCGTTCTCAACGATCCACTTCACATCTCCAACTCTACTGGCCCTTCTGGACATTAGCAACATTGACACCACTGTGTGGTTTTCGACATCTTCCGCAGTCAAATTGGAGTACGTGATCACTCTGTCATGGATTGAATATCTGGCATGAGCAACGGATATCGCATAGTCTAATAAGGCCTTGTACGACAAACTTCCTCCCAGATTTCGTGCATTTAGTTTGTGCAATAGCTTCAACCGCAGCTTGATCTTGGCGTCTGCCACTACGAGTTTAGATTGCATTCCGACGGGTTGGATGGTCTGTATCTTAGGGCATACTATCTCTATTTCGTCGCTGCCTTTATCAAGAATGTTACTGAAGTCATTGGCATATCTGGGCTCGGTGTCTATTGTTAAGCACCTCACTTTGTGGTTGCCAACGGTCATCAGTGTTTTGATGTTACCATAGTTGTCTTGCATGTAGAAACTATCGCTCATTGCCCAGTTATGGAGTTCGTTGTAATCGAAAGTGAGAGGCCTGTCCATGCCTATCAGCATTACATGCGTTTTGTCTAAGTGCGTCACCCATGATCCTTGCTCGTGTGCCAAAATGCCGCTCTTTTTCAGACCTAAATCTGGGATGTTCGGGCACGTAAATAGGAGAGAGTGTTGACCTTGCTCTTTCATACTATCTAAAACGTCTCCCATACTCAAATTACAAATTCCATCTAACCCATACATGCAGTCGGTGGCTTTGTCAAAGCAGGTACACTCTCTAATGTTATGAGTGCATAATAAGTTCATCTTTTCGCTGTTGTTTACGTGCATTCCTGGAATTATTTTCTGGCAACAAACTGTTGGATTGGTCTCGTCTAAGTAGCAGTTCGGCAAACAACTGTCTCCCAGTCTAACCTTTGTGACGCCTGATGGCAAGCAGTCTATCACTTTGTTTTCAAGAATCGTTATTTCATTGCAATACATAGCATGTGCCACGGCCTCCATTTCGTCTGTGTGTAATTCCCTGTCATGTGTCTTGCTAGCTAAAATTGAAAACTCGTCCCTGGTCATACCTTCACGCAACCTAAGGGAATCGACGTCTGCCCTAGACAGCACTCTTCTTACTATGGCTAAATCGTGGTCAATCAACTTTGCATATAACTCTCTGTTCTCGTCCTCATCTACTGCGCCGTCTAAGAAGTTGAGCAGGCCAAGTTTATCGAGTTGCCCGCCTATGTTAGGAGTACACCATTCTGCGTACCAATCGTTTATGTCGATGTGGCCTATTGCTGATACCACTCTACCTAAATCACTTCCACATACACCACAACCCATGTTATCACATGACACTATGGCATTCATGCATTTGCATTCGCCACAGCGGCACAACTTGACGCCTTGGTTTTTCAGGTCAGCGGAAGTAGTGTCATTGGTGAACAGTCTGAGCTTTCGCTTTCCTTTTTCAAGATATAGCACGCCGGCCACGCTGTCCACGTTTTCGCAACCATCGATTGCTTTTAACACAATGTCATTAATGTTGTTCCCTTCCTTTTTAAGATGCCGATAACATATGTCGCTTAAGTACGGGCAGCCCCATTTCCTTCCCTCACCATGAAGTACGGCGGTTGAGTCAAGTTTGTTCCCTGCCAGTATGTTCTCAAAAGGATCAAGAAAGAAAGAATGCATCTTTTCTGTGATGTAGCAAGTGTTGGTGCCATACCTGCAATTTCTGAGGTAGTTGATAATTTCTCCAACTGTCATGTCCAGCACATCTGTCATGGTAGCATATGTGGGTCCTTCTCCTGATACGGCCAATACTGTTCCAATCATGGGCTGGCTGGTGAATACTGGACACGGTTTGGACCCTGTGCTTCTCCAAGCTTCGCGTATGTTCCAACTTTCTCTCACGCTTAGGGTCTTGTTGTTCAATTTGTTCAACCTATCGTGTATGATGTGGCCACCTTGCCGCTTCTGCATTTTCAGGTTAGAGCACCGGAAGACTTTGTCTGGATCTACCTTACCGCGATCGAAGGTTATTTGGACCGTATAATTCATTTTGCGTATGTACCGGTATCGTTCGAGTTGGACCGCGAAGCTTTGTTCTCGCGTAGCCGTCATCGCGCTCATGAGCATAGAGGCGTGTCCGGCTATTTGGCCTGGCTTTGAAAATATTTTTGAGTTACTCGACAATATGTCAAAGTAAACTCCAAACTTTTCGGCAACATCCCACTTACCGATTGCCATGTACATCTGGTTTCTTGCCGCTTCGTATATCGACGCTGGAGTAGCCAGATTCTCCAAATATTTCTTGACCAAGTCGTCAGAGACTATAAATTCAACTTGGTTGATTAATACCGCTATGGAATCCTCTGACATGTGCCAATTATAAATTGTGTCAGGTGCCCATAATTCAATATGTGCATTTATTATCTTCATCTTGTATTGTTCTACTTTCCGCTCCATCGCTGTCATCTGATAAATAGACTTAGTGCTCAATTCTGGCACCGTCCGAGGTTCACTTATAATCTCATAGTAACCTGGACCATGGGTCTCAACCCCGTTGTTGGGTCTTACTTCATCTGGTATGCACACTCTTTCAAACATGTCTAAATCTAAATTTGGTCGCTTGCCTTTATTTGAAGACTCGCTGCCAAATCGCATGACTTCTTCATGTATTTTTTTGTGTGATCTCCCCGCTGTTGGAATCGTTGTCATAGGTGAAGAGCGGGGAGAAAGGCCCCACCTAGGACGGGTAGATTTACAAGAGAGTAT